GCATTCTGCACGCAAACGGCAGTTTCGGAGTGAAAGTGCGACGAACGGATAAGTGCAATGGGAAGTAGGGGACCTCTACCCAAGCGGGCCAGGTCGGCACGCACGGCTGACGGGGTGCGTATGCGCCAGCTGCCAGACGAGGCCGACGCCATCTTCCGACGGCTGGCCAGGGACATCACGGGGCTGACTATCGCCGACGTTGCGATCCTGGAGGATACGGCCAGATGGACGGCCATCGCCAAGCGCGCCTACCGGGAGCTGAACGTCGAGGGGCTGACCGTGACCGATACGACGCACGGCAACGGCGAAGAGAGCCGCAAAAATCCGTTGGCCATTGTCCTGCGCACGGCCTCGGAGCAGCTGCGCGCCAACGCCCAGCAGCTCGGGGCGACGCCGCTGGCCAGGGCGCGCATGCCGGAACCGGAGCACGAACAAATGAGCCTGGCTGACATCCTCTTTTCTGATGTGGCCGTGCCCAATGAATGACGGCGTATTGGTTCGATCAGAAGGCCGCCACGATTGCGGAGCGATTCTTCGACCGCATGCTGGTCCACATCGAGGGGCCGATGGCTGGGAAACCGTTTGTTCTGGAGCCATGGCAGCGCAAGATCGTGCGCGAGGTCTGGGGGTGGAAGCAGGTCGACGGCCGACGGCGCTATCGCAAGCTGTACTTGGAAGTGCCACGCGGCAACGGCAAGAGCACTTTTGCGGCCGGGCTGGCGCTGCTGCTGATGGCGGTCGACGGGGAACGCTCGGCGAAGGTCTACTCGGCGGCCGCCGACAAACCACAGGCGGCGATTGTTTTCGAGACGGCCGAGAAAATGGTCGAAGCGTCGCCGTTCCTGGCGCCGCGCATCAAGCCGTACCGCAACCGCACTATGGAATTTCCCGAGACGGGCAGCCGCTATATAACACTTTCGAGCGACGCTTATACCAAGCACGGTCTCAACCCACACGGCATTGTCTTCGACGAGCTGCACGCCCAGCCCAACCGGGATCTCTACGACGTGCTCAACACGGCCATGGGCAAGCGGCGCCAACCGCTGATGATCATGATCACGACGGCCGGCTACGACCGCAACTCGATCTGCTGGGAGCAACACGAGTATGCGCGGCAAGTGGCGGAGGGGCTGATCGATGACCCGACCTTCTACCCGGCGATCTGGGCGGCCGGCGAAGACGACGACTGGACCAGCTCCGACACGTGGCGCAAAGCGAACCCCAACTATGGGGTGAGCGTGCGGGAGGATTTCTTGCGGCAGGAATCAATTGCGGCGCTGGCCAGCCCGGCGTACCAGAACACGTTTCGGCGCCTGTATCTCAATCAGTGGACACAGCAGGAAAGCCGGTGGCTAGACATGCGGGCGTGGGATGCGTGCAACCAGGCGCTGCCGGATCTCGCCGGCCGGGCGTGTTACGGCGGCCTGGACCTGGCCACGACAACGGACGTGGCGGCCTTCGTGCTGGCATTTCCGCCGGTGACGGAGGGGGAGCCCTACTGGCTGCTGCCGCACTTTTGGGTTCCCGGCGACAACATGATCGAGCGGGTCAGGCGGGACCGCGTACCCTATGACGCCTGGACACGTGACGGCCTGATGTCGGCGACGGCGGGCAATGTGATCGACTACTCCGTTATCGAGCGGGATATTGTTACCCTTGGGGTCAAATACCAGATAAAAGAGATCGCCTTTGACCGCTGGGGGGCGGCGCAGATGTCGCAGAATCTCACGGCCGCCGACTTCACGATGGTGCAGATGGGCCAGGGTTTTGCGTCGATGGCATCGCCGACGAAGGAATTGATGCGGCTGGTGCTGGGGCACAACATCGGCCATGGCGGCGACCCGGTGCTGCGCTGGATGGCAGATAACCTGGTCGTCGAGCAGGATGCGGCGGGCAACCAGAAGCCAAGCAAGGCGAAGAGCCGGGAAAAGATCGACGGCATTGTTGCGGCGATCATGGCGCTGGACCGGGCCACGCGCAACAGTGGCGGCGATGCGTCGGTGTATGAAGAGCGCGGGGTGCTGATGTTATGAAGGATGTGAACTAATGGCAGGCGGAAACACGACAGCCTACAGTTGCATAATCTCCGGCATGGAACTGGCGGCCATCCCCACGACGCGGCTACGCTCGCAGTGCGCCACCGTCGACGATGCGCTCCAGCGGCTGGCGAAGGGCGAGCGGGTGGTGGTGGCGGGGTCGGATATGGTGGCGCTGCGCGACCGGCTGCGCCAGGCGGGGGTCAACATATGAGAGCCGACAATGCCGATATCCTGGTCATGCTGGGGCTGCTGATGATCGGCGCATCCCTGATCTGGGTGGCGGGGCTGCCGGGGCTGCTCGGCTACGTGGGCGGGCTGTTGGTGGCGTGGGGGCTTGTGGTGGCAATGCAGCGCGGGCGACGGGCTGCGAAGTAGGCAAAGGGATGTGTACGATCATGGCGAAACTAACACGACGCGAGCAGGAAGTGGTCCGCCTACTGGCGCAGGGCCGCAAGCAGACGGAGATCGCCAAAGCGCTTTGCGTATCCTCGCGTACGGTCGAGGCGCACGTGCGCAATGCTAGGGGGAAAACGGGCGCGCAGTCGGCCTTTGAATTGGCGGTGCGGGCGGCGGTGGAAGCACAGACAAAGTAACGCAAGGAAAACTTAAGGGCTATTCCGAATAGACCACGCGTTCTAAAGTCGCTACGCTGCATGTAGCGACTTTTCTTTTTCCCAACAGGGCGATGCGCGTGGGCTTCCTACAGTCACTCTTTACTCCAGCACCAGCACAGCCAACCGAACAGCGGTCGCTCGATTCCCTGCTGGCGATGGGGTGGGGCGGTGGCTCAATTGCTGGCCCATCCGTCACGCCCTCCAGCGCGCTGCAGTCGGCCACCGTCTACGCCTGCGTGCAGGTGCTGGCGGGGTCCGTCGCGCAAATGCCGCTCAAGGTCTACCGGCGGCTGGCGCGGGGCAAGGAAGTCGCCAGCGACCATCCGCTCTACTTCCTCCTACACGATCGCCCCAATCCTGAGATGTCGGCCTTCGTCTTCAAAGAAGCGCTCATGCTCCATTTGTTGACCTGGGGCAACGCCTACGCGGAGATCGAGTGGGGCGCCGACGGCTACCCGGTCGCGCTGTGGCCACTGCTGCCGGACCGCATGGCGGTCGAGCGCGATAAAGCCGGGGAAGTCATCTACAACTACAAACCCGATTACGTGCGCAGCGTGCCGCTCAAAGCGTGGCAGGTGCTGCACATCCCGGGTCTGTCCTTCGATGGGCTGGTAGGGTACAGCCCGATCCACCTGCAGATGGGCACGCTGGGCGGGGAGCGGGCGCAAAACGAATACGGCTGGCGGTTCTTCGCCAACGGGGCGCGGCCGGGCGTGGTGCTCAAGCATCCCGCCAGGCTGACCAAGGAAGCGGCCGCCAGGCTGCGCGCTGACTGGAATGAGCTATACCGGGGGGCCGACAAATCGCACCGGACCGCCGTGCTGGAAGAGGGCATGGGGCTCGAGACAATCGGGATCCCGCCGGAAGAAGCGCAGTTCCTGCAGACCAAGCAATTCACCAAGCGCGAGATCGCCGCGTTCTACCGCGTGCCGCCGCAGTTCCTGGGCGACAGCGACACGGCCACCTATGCCAGCGCCGAACAATTCAGCCGGGACTTCGTGGTCTTCAGCCTTGGCGAATGGCTCAAGCGGTGGGAGGAACAGATCGCCCTGCGGCTGCTCATCGGCGACGAGAGTCGGGAGCTATTCCTGCAGTTCGTGCGCGATGCGCTGGTCGTGACGCAGACCAGCGAGCGCTTTGCCGCCTACGCCACGGCCATCCAGTCGGGCATTCTTACGCCCAACGAGGCCCGCGAAAAAGAGAACATGAACCCGCTTCCGGGCGGAGACGATCTGCTGCTGCCACTCAACATGGCGAAAGCGGAGGATGGCGCCGCGGTCGACGCCTCCGGCGACAACAGCAACGACAACGACGCCGACGAGCAGCAGGCGCCGGACGACCAGCCCGACGACCAGCGGGCGCTTATGGTGGCCTGGCTGGACGACGTGCGGCGCCGACTGGCGGCCCGGATTACGAATGACGTGCGCCAGGGCGGGGCGAAGGCGCTGCGCCAGGGTGGGCGTGAAGCACTGTCGGAATGGGGCGAAGAGCATCAGATCGACTGGCGGCATGCGGGCGAAGAGATGCTGCAGCCACTGGCGGCCGTGGCGGGGGCGCCCGTCGTCGACGTGGGCTTCTGGGTGACCGACGCCTATCAGGCGGCGGTGAGGGAGTTAACACAAAATGGAAACTAGAACCTTTGAGGTCGACGGGCTCGAGATCCGCCAGGGCGAAGGCCAGGCGCCAACGATTGCGGGCTATGCCGTCGTTTTCGATAGCTGGTCCGAAGTCATGATCGACAGTCGCGGGCGCCCGTTCCGCGAGCGCATTGCGCCGGCGGCCTTTGACCGGGCGCTATCTGCTGGGCCCGACATCCGGGCATTGTGGAATCACAACAGCGATCTGCCGTTGGGGCGCACCCGCAACGGTACGCTGCGCGTGGCGAAGGATGGCAGTGGGCTGCGGTTTGAGCTGCAGCCACCGTCCACCAGCTGGGGCGTGGATGCGGTCGAGAGTATCCGCCGCGGCGATGTCAGCGGGATGTCGTTTGCCTTCAGTGCCAAGCGCGATGGCGGCGACACGTGGGCGAAGCCGGGCGCCGATGGCGTGGCGGAGCGGACGCTGCTGGATGCGGACCTGTACGAGCTTTCCCCGGTGACATTCCCGGCCTACCCGGCGACGCAAGTCGCGGTGCGGTCGGTCGAGGTCCCAGAGTTTGAACTGGAATCAGACGGCCGGGCGGCCGGTGAGATAGAGAGCGCGGACGCTAACAGCCGGGCGGCTGTGGCCGAAGCCTACCGACATCAATTTGAGATCCTACGGAGAAAGTAAGATGAGCAAGCATTTGGAATTGCGCCGCCAGCGGGCCGCTGTGCTCGACGTGGCGGACGGGATTGTCGCTGCCGCCATCGGCGAAGGCCGCGGGCTGAGTGACGACGAGCAGCGCCAGGTCGAAGGCTTCAAGGTGCAGGCCGACAAGTTGGAAGGACAGGCCAAGCTGGCCGAAGAGATCGGCAGCATGCGCAGCACGGCGACCATCGTGCCGCCACAGGCGCCGGCCTACATCAAGCGCATCGGCGACGACGAAGGTGCTCTGTACGAGCGTTGGCTGCGCCGTGGCGAGCGCGATGTCGAGCGCGAGCTGCGCGAGCTGCGCGCCTCGAACGCAACCGACATGAACATCGGTACTGCCGCAGATGGTGGCGTGCTGGTACCGACTGGGCTGTATGATCGGATCATCGCCCGGCGCGACGAGCAGGCCCTGCACACGCAGATCGGCGTAACCCGCATCATCGGCAAGGGCACGACTGTCGATGTCCCTGTCGACAATGAGGCCGACGGCGAATTCGTGGCGACGAACGAAGCCACTGAGAACGACCTGGACGCTCCGGCGGTTGCCAAAGTGTCGCTCACCAAGCTGACCTACACCAAGCAAATCAAGGTTTCGCTCGAATTGCTCGATGACGAGAGCAGCAATCTGATGCAGCTGCTGCCGAACTGGGTGGCACGCGGCTGGGCGAAGACCTACAACCAGCTGCTGATCACCGAAGCCCTGGCCAACGGCACGGCAGCCCTGACCCTGGACGCCGCTGCTGCCATCGGCGCGGCGGAAATTCCTGAGCTGGCCTACAAGCAGGCTTCGGAATATACGGAGGGCAGCGTATGGATTATGAAGCGCGCCACTGAGGGCTACATCCGCGGCCTGGCCAGCTCCAACCAGTTCCTCTTCAACCCGACGCCGGCCGGCAGTGACCGCGGGCGCCCTGAAATCTGGGGTTTCCCGGTATACAACACCGAGAAGATGACCGGCATTCAGGC